TACACGACCACAGGCTTCAACACGTCGCATGGCACGTCGAGAGCTACAACAACGTCGTTCAACACCACGACCATCTTTAACACGTCGCATGGCACGTCGAAAGCTACAACAACGTCGTTCAACACCACGACCGGCTTCAACACGTCGCATGGCACTTCGAGGGCTACAACAACGTCGTTCAACACCAGCACTGGATTTAACACGGCCAGAGCCACGACAACGTCGTTCAACACCACCACTGGCTTCAACACGGCCAGAGCCACGACAACATCGTTCAACACCTCAACCGTGTATAACACGGCCAAGGCTACGACGACGGCGTTTAACACGACAACAACGTTCAACACGTCCATCGCTACAGCACGCGCAACGACGACGAGTTTTAACACGACGACGGGCTTTAATACGTCACGAGCAACAGTGACTGCGTACAACACCAATAAGGTGACCAGCAGGGCCACAGGTACGTCACGAGCAACGACAACAGCGTTCGCCACGACCACGACCTATGGAACCAGCCGGGCCACCAATTCGGTCTGGGCAACAAGTCGCAGCACGACCAGCGTTTTTGGAACGTCTCACAATACGGCCACGACCTATGCAACAACGGTCGCAACAGCCACTGTGTTTGGGACCTCGCGAGCAACTACCACCACGTTTGCAACGAACCAAACCACGAGCACTACGTTCGGGACCAGCCGTTCGACAAACTCGGTATTTGCGACAAGCCTAGACACTTCCACAATATTTGGGACCAGCACACTCACAGACACTGTGTTTAATACTTCGCTGGACACTTCCACAATATTTGGGACCACCAACGCCACAGCCACAATATTCAACACCAGCAACACAACCAACCGCACAACCTCTAAAGGCACCGCTCGCACAACGAGCTCCGTCGTTTATGAGAGGGTTACCGGGACAGCTGTGGACACTGAGGTCGGATCGGCTGGCGCTGATAATGCACGCTACTGGGACGGATCACAATGGACGGAGACATAGCACTGATGACCACTAAACTCGAGAACACTCTCGAGATAATAATGGACCATTTTCACGATACTGATCAGCGTATTGAGGAGCTGGAAAACCAGATTGAGGAGTTAAAAAATGGCACTAAAACCGATGTCGACAAACGAGTCTCTCGGGAATAAAACGACGCACTTTTTTAAAACTGGATCACTGCTACGAAACCCAGACGACACGCTCGTCGCTGTTCGGGCCCTGCTACCAAAAGAGGGCCCCAACAGCACGCGAGTTGAATACGACCTCTGGTATGACATGGCAGACCCGGACCGTGTCCACGGGTATATGTACACCGACGCGATGGGGAAATTCGTTTATCTACGGGTAGGCGATGTGTCCCGCACGCACGCAATAATGGAAAAGGCCGCCACAAGTCCGATCAGCGACGAGGGGCGGGCTATTCTCAACGATTTAAAAACTACGTCGAGAGACAAATACAAGCTGAGAAAGGCACGAGTCTCACATGATTTTGTCCTGTTTTTAGCTGGAGCAAACATTCTTAACAAAGCTGTGGACTGGGACAAGATAGAAACCTGCGTGAATGCAGGGGCCAAAATCAAATGTCACCCACTGAGCTCACGAGATCTGGTCGCTCTGCTGCACAAAAGATATGGCCGGAACAATGTCCTCGATAAAAATCTATCAGGCTATGACCTGCTTGAAACTGCCAGCCAAATAGGCTGCGCTGAAAATTCTGAGATGGGACTAATTGGGATTGCAAAAGGTAAGACCCTGCACGACATTGGGTGTGGAAATAAGCAGCTAACATACAGCGCAATATATTCTGCCATATGTAACAGCCCGCACACTCAAAGTGATGCACTGGTCCGAATTTTATCTACAAAATGGAGTGGACTGATCCCGGCACATACAGCAAACCCGCAGGAATACGTCGACCAATTTTTTGCAGAATATGGAGATCTGGAACATGTTAAACCTAAATCTCCTAATCATTGACACGCCATTCACGGCAATCACTGAGGCCTCAATTAAAAAAAACATGCCGGGCAAGGGCTACACGATCGTCGGCCTGAATGGTGGGATCATACGCACAGCACTGGAGGAGTGTGACAACGAGCTCACACTGGTTGTGATGGGTGGTGTCATTCTTGAACTGGGACCGGGTGACATCCCGCCGCTGCAAAAGCTCTCAGAGTTTCATATTTGTGCGGCACGCTCTCAGGTCTATTCGGACCACCCGACACTGTCTCGATTTTATAGCTACACCGAGAGCCCCTGCAATCAGGGTCAGGTTGATCTCGGCATTTTCATTATTAATCCAAAGTTGTGGACCACGATCCCGGACAGAGACGCCGGAGCATTGCGCGACAAAAAACTGATGAAGATGCCCCGCTATATGAACCACAAAACCGACATCCTTGTCAGTAATTGTCTCAGTCCCTATGAGGCCCTGAAGTACGGGATGCTCGGCTATATGGCGTCGGCTTTCAATTATCTGGACATTCTTCAAAAAGGCAGCGCCACAACGATTGAGGGCTATGCCTACAGGCTCGACAAGCTCGCAGAATATTCTGACGACCCAGAAATACAAATCCTGGCACTAAAGCCGAGCATAAACAAACTACGAGAACGGCTATTTATAGCCCAGAGGTATCAAGATGGAAGGCGTGATTTTAACCAAACCTAATGAAATTCCTGCCGACGCTGTGGCAGCCATGATTCCAGCGTGCAAGGTCAAATTAATCGAGCAACTGCAGCTGGTGAGAACACCTGAGCTCGACGCATTCGGACATACAGCAATCGAAAATAAAGACGGAGCCACCAGCGTCGAAAGTTATATCCAAGGGGCGCTCGCGGGTCATTGCTCGGATCACTTCCTGAGCTCTGACGCTGACGGACGCCCTCTGGCTTTGATCAGCGGTATTTTGCAGGACGACGGGACATTCATCGCTTTGGTATCGCTACACAACACCGACGCCCAAGGGTCGACCGCCTATGTTTATTCGGATGACTTTTTGGATGACGCCCTGATTGAGCAATATGTCGCGCTCGGTTGTTACCGCTGGGAATGCCGCACAAATATTGGGACACCCCACCCGCAATATTTAAGTGATCAGGGTTTCATCGAGGTCACTGGGCCTGATGATACATATCGCACCTTGCAAGGCCCATTCGGCTGGTAAGGTAACCAACGAAAGGACAAACAATGTCACAAGTACAATTAAACAGGTCGGGTGTCGTCGGACACGTCCCGGCAACCCTGCTCTCCGGAGCGATGTTCTACAACTCAGCCGACGCAAAGTTGTATATCGGAGACATCAGCAACACTCCGACCCTAGTGAGTGACAATCCTCTCGTAATCGCTGCACAGATCGCAACCCTGCAGGCTGAAAGCCGTGAGACTACAGTCTCAGAAACTGCGCCAACAGCAGCGCTGCAGGGAGACCTGTGGTTTGATCTTTCAACGTCCCAATTAAAGTTCTACACGACAGAATGGGTCCAAGCAAACACAGTGCCCACTTCGATCCAAGGGATTCTCGGGGAATACCCTGTCACCACTGATGATTTTTTGAGCCACATTGTCTATGCCACCACAGATGTCGCTGAGCTGAATCAGATGACAATCATGATTGAGGCAGCAACAAATTTTGCTGAGAGATATACAGGTCGAATGTTCATCAGCCGCAGCGTGACTCAGTTTTTTGACAGGTTCCCGCCATCAACAAAAAGCACAAAGCTGCCTATCATTTTGAAAGGAGGGATCAGTGGGAGCGTCACGTCTATCGATTATCTGGATAGCCTGTTTGCATCTCATACTCTACCAGCTGACAAATACAGGGTCCTCGAACGTAATGGCCGCACCCAGATTTATCCGGCACTCGGTAAGGAATGGCCCGTCGATGTCGCCAACGAAGTGGACTCCCTCAGTGTCACTTACATTGTAGGAACAGCAGCTCCAGCAGTACCCGGCGCAATCCAAATGGCCATCCTATTGATCGCAGCAAGTCTTTGGGAAAACCGCGAAAATGAGATCGTCGGGAATAATATCAAGGCCCTGAAACCAGTGATCGCTGCAAAGGATCTCCTCCATCCATACAAGTTGAGGTGATGACATGCGAGCTGGAAAATTAAACAACAAGGCTGAGATATTCATCCCCGCCACAGCGCAAAACTCATTCGGAGAAGTTGAGAGCACATTCGTGTCACTCGGTGTGTTTGCCTGCAGCGCCACGACTAAACCGCGCAGAGAGAGCACCACTGACGAGTCATCAGTCTCAAAGACAGAATTCGACCTTCGGTTCAGATATTACGCGGCGCTGGCCATTCTCCCCCGGTCCGCTTATATCGTCCTGAATGGTCTCACTCTCGAGATCAACTCTGTGGCTAATGTCCAATTAAACAACCGCGAGATCCAGATGATCTGCGAGGAGCGATCATGATTGATATTGACCTCCGGACCCATCTCCTCGCCGATACAGCCATCAGCTCAACTGTCGCGGGTGTTTACGCCCTCCGGCTACCGCAGGACACAACCAGCAGCGCGATCGTTTATGAGATCGGTGCCGGACACAGTGCTCCTCAAATTGGGTCGATGGAAACAGTCATCAGACATACGGTGACGCTGTTCGCGTATAGCCCCAGCTATCAGACGCTGAGGGTTCTATCCGAGAACATCACCAATCTATTAAACGGCATGACGGGACCAATGGGGTCCACCAGTGTCACCGGGTCTCAAATCGACTCGTCGATCAACACATATGAAGAAGAGCTTCAGCTCTATCGAAATATAATTAATTTAACTATTTATACCAACTAAGGGTAAAACCATGAGCAATATCGCATCTCCTTTTCACGGTCTAGCTACCGAACTCCACATGCTGGCAGCCGCTGACACAGTTCTCGACACCTCCACCAAAGTTGCCGAGGTTTCCTCAGTCGGTACGCTGGAGCTCTCTGCAAACATTATCGAGTACAACAAGTACGGCTCAGACTACAAGCAAAAGCTGGTCGGTCAAAAAGACTCTGGCACATTGTCATTGACTGTCAACTGGGTTGCTGGTGAAGCAAGTCACACCGCTCTCAAAACAAAATACGACAGCGGCGCCTCGCAGATTTTCGCAATCAAATGGGTGTCCGGATCTGAGAATGCCAAGGCAACTTTCACTGGCTACATTTCAGGCTATTCAATCGACACACCCGTCGAAGATGTCGTTTCTGCAAACATCGAGATCGCCATCGACGGCTCTGTCGCCTTCGCCCTCGACACTGTTTAACCACTAAAAATAAAAGTCCACCTCCGGGTGGGCTTCTATTTATTTTTAATATTTGGAGACAAAAATGCTAGATAGAAAATCAATATTTAAAGCCGTCGACCTCGACATTCAAAACGTGCCCGTCCCGGAATGGGGCGGCGAAATTTGCATCCGAGGCCTAACAGCTCGAGAGCGTGATCATTTCGAGGCATCAATCGGCCAGTCGGCCAACCTTGAAAACCTTCGAGCTCGGCTGGTGGTCCTGTCAATATGCGATGAGACTGGGGAGCGTGTATTCAAAGACAGCGACGCGACAGAGCTCGGCAAGAAAAACGCAATGGTCGTCAATCGTCTGTTTGATATATGTCGGAACATGTCCGGGATGTCGGACGCTGACGTCAAGGAACTTGAAAAAAACTGAAACGAGACCCGACCCGCAGGTTCAAATTCAGACTTGCGGGCCACCTCGGGATGACCGTCCGGGAAATGGAAAACAGGTTGTCCTCTCAGGAACTTGCTGAGTGGATGGCCTACTGGTCCATTGAACCCTTCGGAGCCGCCCGAGATGATTACAGGGCAGGGCTATTGGCTGCAACTGTGGCCAACTGCGCTGGCAGCAAGAAAGCTCTCCAACCGACTGACTTCATTCACATCTATTCCCAACCAAAACAAATGAGCTACATCGACCGCAGGCAGCAGCAGGCGAGCCAGATGGCTATGTTTAAAAATCTATCGGAGCAGACCAATGGCAAGACCTAAGATGTTGACCGTCAAGGTCAGCGGTCTGAAAGAGCTCGAGCAGGCCCTCAACGCTCTCGACCACGACCTCCACAAGAAAGCGCTCAAGACCGCAGGCAAGGAAGCCATGCGCCCAGTTTATACCCGGGTGCTGAACAACGTGGTCGTCGGTGAGACCGGGGGCCTGAAGTCCACAATCAAACTCACCTCGACCAGTGACGTCCGGACGCTGCGCAAGATCAGCAAAAAGGCCGCAATGGTCGCCCGGGTGTCAGCGGGTACGACAAAAAGGCGTGACGGCCTGACAGGTCACCAAGCCCTCAACATTGAGTATGGACTGCACGGCAAGCGAAAGATGGCAGCACAGCCATTCATGCGCCCAGCTATCCAAGGCAAAGAAAAGGTCGTCTTCATGCACTTTCGGCGACTGCTCGGCGTCCACATCGAAAAAACTGCGCGGACACAGATGAAACGAAACCGCAGAAACGCAAAAAAAATATAAGGGAAAACAATGGCCACGATCAGCAGACTCTCTGTTGATTTGGTTGCAAACAGTGCTCGATTCCGCAAGGACCTCGAGGCCGCCTCGAAGTCTGCGGACAAGTCGTTCGGCTCCATGATGAAAAGCGCCAAAAAGGCGACCGCTGCATTTGCTGCAGTCGGTGTCGCAGCGGGTGCTATATTTATCAAATCAGCCAAGACCTACGCGAATTTTACTGAAGCACTGCAGGACGTAAAGGCAAAGACGGGCGCGACGACCAAAGAGATCAACGCGCTCTCACTGTCGATGCGTGCTGCTGCAAAAGCAACCAAGTTCACAGCAACACAGACCGCCGAGGCGGGAACCTTTTTGGCTCAGGCCGGATTGAACATCACCGAAATTAATGCAGCATTGCGACCCACACTGAACCTCGCAGCTGCCACCAAAACCTCCGTACAGAATACCGCCGACTTCATGACCAACATCATGAAGGGCATGGGCATGAGCACAGATGATCTGCAGCGTGCTGCTGACGTTCTCGCTGTAACAACTGCCAAATCAAACACGAACCTCACGGACCTCGCGACAGCTATGTCAGACGCTGCGCCATCCGCTCGCGCCTTTGGTATGTCTATTGAGCAGACAGCCTCGCTGCTGGGCGCTATGGCCAACGCAGGCATCAAAGGATCGAAGGCAGGCATCTCGCTGCGAGCCACGTTCGCATCGTTATCGTCTACAGGCAGCCTGACTGAGAAAATGCTGGCCGAATCAACTGGACAGATGACGACGCAAACCAAAGCCCTGCGCAAACTAGGCGTCCACACCCGGAACGCTGAGGGCAAGATCCGCAACCTCGTCGACATCCTTGAGGACCTGAAGGCCGCAGGCGGGAATGAAGAGGACATGATCGCGATCTTCGGTCGACGCGCTGGGTCCTCGATGATGCAGTTCATGAACGAGGGACTCCTCGGTGCTGACCAGCTCAAGCAAAAGCTGGACCAAGCCCGCTTCGCTGCCGAGCGTATGGCGGCCACTCAGATGGACAGCCTCAACGGCGACCTCCTGCTGTTTAATTCTCAGCTGGAAGAGCTGCAGATGATAGTCGCCGAGAACGGTATCAATGATCTGTTTCGATCGATGACTCAAATTGCAACCAACTTTATGCGGGCAATCGAGCCGATGGTCCGATTCATGGCCCCGGCTTTTGATGAGATCGCAATCGTGCTGATGACCATCGGCGGTGCAATTGTTGTTGGCGGCATTGTCGCCCTGACGACTGCAATGTCTGGCCTCGCCTTGGCAATGCTTGCAAACCCTATCACTTGGATTGTTCTCGGCGTCGCCGCATTAGCCGTCGGCATTTATAAGGTCGTTCAAAACATCGACGAGCTCATGGTGGGCTGGCGCAATCTGGTTGGCCTCACAATGAACGCGCTGAAAAACATGGCGGGTCATGTTGGCGTGTTCGCTCAGAACGTGGCTGACTCCATCGCCAAGATGTGGCTGAAGATGAAAATCGGCGCTGACAAGTTCCGTGTCAAGGTAATCGAGATCCTAAATGATCTGATTACTGAGTCACTGGAGAAGGTCAACAACCTGCTCGAAATCTACAACAAGATTCCATTCCTCGACGACGCCACGCCCATCGAGTTCACAATCGACACGTCGGCTGCCATCTTAAAAATCAAAAAGATGCAGGCCGAGCTCGATGCACTGGAGCAAAAAGCCAACACGTTCACAGATTCTATTTTTGTTCCCGAGGTGTTCACTCCGGGAGAAGAAGAGGAGGGAGGCATCGGTGGAATGGGTGATGGCGCTGGTGGTCTCGCGGGCACTGGGTTGCCTGAAGAGTTCACACCAGAGCAACTGTCCAACATGCAGACCGCAGCCGAAGGGATGCGCAGCGCATTCGAGAGCATGGTCAAACCCATCTCCAACGTGTTCACATCTATCATCAAGGGCACTACCTCAGTCACTGATGGTTTGAAATCAATTGCCAGCTTAATCCTCGACAAGGTGATCAGCTCGTTCGTTGAGATGGGTGTGAGCTGGGTGGTCCAGCAGGCTCTGATGAAAGCAATGGAAGTCGCCGGGATTGCGTCCAGCGTCGCTGCGTCTGTTGCTGCGGGCACGACTATGGCTGCAGCCTATGCCCCTGCTGCTGCGATGGCATCGCTTGCGTCCTTTGGTGCAAACTCAGCACCTGCATCAGCAGGTATTATCGCAACGACAGCAGTCGCCAAAGTTGCAGCACTGTCTGGTCAGGCGCATGACGGCATCGACAACGTCCCAAGCACCGGGACCTATTTGCTTGAGTCTGGTGAGCGTGTAGTCGACAAGCGGCTGAATAAAGATATGTCTCAATTCTTGGCAAATCAAAACAGCAGCAACAACAACATCACCAACAATCCGACGCTCAACTTCAACGTGAATGGCTCGGATGCCGACAATGTTGAGGCCATGATCAGAAACAATCGAGGGCAATTCGAAGGCATGATTCGGGAAATTTACAACGAATCTGCACAGAACAGTCCGTTCTAATACGAGGGGCCCTTCGGGGCCCTATACCCTAAACAAGGAGCACACAATGCCTGCACCATTACTCCCAATCTATCCCGACCCGGTCTCCTTCAAAATCACATCCAAAGTGAAAACTCTCAGCTCGGAGTCGCTGTCGGGAAAGATCCTAACACGCAAAATCGGAGGCCAGAGATTCGAGGCGACTTTGGTTTATCCACCGATGACCCGGACGCAGTTTTCGCCGATCCACACATTTTTAATGGAGCAAGCCGGGAGGTCCGGGTTGTTTTATATCAAGATCCCAGTATTCGGAACGGCTGCCGGGGGTGTCGGTGAATATTACACCTACGACACACACACCAAAGTCTACATGTGCGCAAGTGATGGCGGTGACTATCCACCAAAGCTGGTGGCAGGTGGCACACCCGAGATTGACCCGGTATACATGCGGGTGAGTTTAAAAAGCGACATCCAGTCGATCGAATATGGCCGGGACGGTCTGGTCCGATTTGAAATCGATGTGATGGAGCGACTCTGATGCAGACATTCTCGACAGCGTTTCTCAACGCGCTCAATGCCGACCATTTTGAATACGCATTTCTGGTGGACCTGCCAGTCGGTCAGCACTACACCAACCACGGCTATGACCTGACCGTCGGCGGTGACACATATCTCACAAATGGTCTGCTGGTGAAATTCGCAAACATCGACCAGACCCAAGAGCTAAATCTTGCGACCTACACGCTCGAGCTCAGTAACGTCACAAACACACTGGCGAAGGCCTACGCTGCTGGAAGCTACCGGGGGCTGCCCGCTGTAATCAAGTTGGTGTTACTGATTGACGATGTGATTCAAGGTGATCCTATTATCCTATACAAGGGCAGTCTCGATAGCTTTAGTGTTCGAGAAAACGGTTCAAATTCAAATCTCACTGTAAAGCTGACAAGCCACTGGGCCAGTTTCAACCAAATGTCCGGGAGGTACAGCTCAAACAAATTACAGCAGGACCTCCACCCGGGGGACGACTTTTTTAAATATGCCCACGACGAAATGAGCAACATCGGCTGGGGCAAACGGTAAGGACTAAACAATGATAATTGGATGGGTTATTGCGGCAGTAGTAGCTGTCGTCGTCGGCGCAGCGCAGCTGATGAAAAACATGCAGCAAAAGATGAAGGACAAACAAGCTGGCATGATGCTCAGCAAAAGTGGTGGCTCTAACCCGATCAAAATGATTTACGGAAAGAGGCGAATTTCGACAGACAATGCTTGGAAAGCCGTGTCCAGATACGCAATGCCACAAACTAGCGGCTGGGACAGCGCCTACATATCGCCAAGAGAGAGCACCGCAAACACCAAAAATCACAGTGACTATTTGCACAGATTGGATGTGTGGTGTCAGGGCCCGGTGCACTCAATTGGCAACTATAAAATCGACAAGGACAAAACAGGGCACGCTCGGTTTTCAAATGGTAGTAAGGCATGGGCGAGAATTCTTACAAAGCACGGGAACCCAAATCAAACGATGTTCTCGGGGCTTCGGTCGAATCATGGGGCTATCACTTCAAGCATGAAAGCGCAGGACCTTGCGTGGTCATGGTGTCGGTTTTATTACAAGCCTGATGACCCAGAGTTTCAAGGTGAGCCCAACATTACTGCTGAGATTCAGGGACTCAAGGTGTGGGACCCTCGCACGCACCTCAACAGCCCAACAGTTAAAGCATGGTCAGATAACCCGGCGCTGTGTCTGCTGGACTACTTACTGGCAGATTATGGTCGAGCGCTTTCAGTAAACGATGTTGATATACCCAGTTTCATTACTGCAGCCAACTCCTGCGACACTATGGTTGACTTACCAGACGAGCCGACTGCTGCTGCAGCGACTACTTTTTACAACAATTTACTGGGGATAACAATAACTGTCCCGGCAGGTGGGTTTTTCCCCGGATTCAGAAATGGACAGCCTGCAACCTCGCGCAAGCGCTACACCACAAATATTGTCCTTGAGTCTGACAATTCTACAATCGACAACTGCCAAGAAATATTGAAAACAATGAAAGGATCGCTTCCTTTTATCAATGGTAAATATCGGTTGATGATGGAAGAGGAGGGCGTGTCTGTCATGTCTTTTGACAATGACAACATCCTCGGTGGCGTCAATCTTGGTTGGGCAGATAGATCTAAACGGTTGAACCGGGCGACAATAAAATTCCCAAATGAGAACAAAGGCTATCAGGATGACACAGTGAGCTGGCCACCTGCAGACAGCTTGCTTCATCAGGCCTATGTTACTGCTGATAATGGTGACGACCTGCACAGTGAATTTGAGTTGATCGGTGTCACTGATTTTTATCAAGCACGAGATATGGCTGAATTTGCAGTGAGGGAATCACGGAGTCAGGAATACATTACCTTTAAAACACAACCGCAGGCAATGGCGCTGGATTGTGGTGATGTAATAACAGTCTCAAATGACGCGCTGGATATTGTTAACAAGCTCTATCGGGTCCGCGAGACCTCAATGAATGCGGACCTTACTGTCACTGTAAAGGCCCAGATCTACGACGCGACCATCTATCCGTGGAGCGTCGGCGACGAGGACGCGGAGGCTGTTGCGCTCAATATGACACCAAGCCTATTTGATCAACCCGCTGCGATGGTAAATGTTGCTGCAACAACAGCTACACGACTCAATGATGACGGTACAGCACACACCGATGTCACAGTGACATGGGATGAGCTGCCGACAGGCACCTCCGCTGTTGAATGTATTGAGGTTGGTTACAAGCTAAATGCTGAGAGCGTCTACACATGGGCCATCCTACCAGCTGATACAGAAAGCCATACCATCACCGGGCTACAAGACGTGCAGCTGTATAACATTGCTGCGCGGTATCGGAATACAGTGGGTAAGTTCTCAGCCGTAGTTGTAGTGAATATTGGCACGCTAACAGCTGGGACTAATCTTGACGCAGCAGCTGTAGCCGCAAAGGCCGCAGCGGACGCAGCAGCGCTTGAAGCAGCACAAGCTCTTACCGATGCCGCAGCTGCAGCTGCAGCTGTCGCCGCGCTCGACTTTTCCTCGTATCTCGAAGCCGATGATCTTCCGGATCTATCAGACTACATCACGACAGCTGAGGGAGCGGCGCTTCAGTCAGCCGCCGAAACCTATGCAGCCGGTCTAACAACAAACCTACAGACCGCTGCTCAAGTCACCGCAGCAATTGAAGCTGATGAGACTGTCATTGATGGGGCACGGATTACCACCGGGACCATTGATGCTGCACGGGTTTCAATCTCAGGGATCAACATCTCAGAGCTGAATAACGACAGCCTGTACGCTACTGGGACCGAGGTGTCTGATGCAGTTGATGCAATTGACCTGTCGGACTATGTGGCAAACGGCGATCTTGAAGGCTATGTCACAACGGCTCAGGGCGCAGCACTGCAAGAGGCTGCTGAATTATATGCCGATGGTCTCACGACAAACCTACAAACAGCCGCGCAAGTCACTGCAGCAATTGAAGCCGACACGACTGTCATCGATGGGGCAAGGATTACCACTGGCACCATCGCCGCTGGTCGTATTAGCATATCAGGACTGGATGCCTCAGAGCTCAACAACGATGCGTTTGCTGTCCCGGCTGATATTCCTGATATTTCTGGGCTCGCATCGTCTGCTGATGTCACTGCCGCACAAGTAGCAGCACAAACATACGCTGATGGCCTAACCACTGGACTGCAAACAGCTGCGCAAGTCACTGCAGCAATCGAAGCCGACACGACTGTCATTGATGGTGCTCGTATTACCACTGGGACCATCAACGCCGCTCGGATCAGTTTGTCAGGTAAAAACATTTCGGACCTAAACAACGACAGCGGTTTTGCTTTGGACAGCGACATCCCAGACATTTCCAATCTGCAAACAGCCGCCCAAGTTACTGCAGCCATTCAAACTGATACAACGACAATTAATGGTTCGCGAATAACGACTGGATCAATTTCAGCTGGAAGGATCTCAGGCGGTACTCTGGATTTTAACTTGGTGAATGCTGACAACCTTTTTGTGAGTAACCTGAGCGGCGATATCAACACGCTGATGCCTTTTAAAAAGCAAACGACTCAGAATATTCCGTACCTTACCGGCGCCAGCAGCTTCACGATTTTTGAAGGCACAATCCCGGCGTCTGGAAGCGCAGACATACTGCGAAAGCCGTATATCTCGGCAACAGGCTGGGGGGTGTTCGAGAACGATGATGTCTATAAGCTCGAGCTGTGGATGCGGGTTAATGCTCCATCATCGGGAAATGTATCGTATGGAGCAATTAGCAGCCCGCAGCTGTTCAGTAGTCCATATATGGGGGGCACAGGTTCGGTGACAGTCTCCGGGCAAGTTTATATTGCAGCCGGAACGCAGCTGATGGACCAATATTACAGCTCCACCAGAATCCTTGGAAGTGTGTGGTACTCCTTTTATAATTCGGCGACAAATAAAACTACCATTACCTACCAACAGGACCCGGTCTCGGGCGTTGGTCCAATATTGGCCTTAGTAAATCGCTCTCTTGCAATACCCCCACCTCCGACGAGCTATACGCTAGTAAACGAGTTCTTTTTCCGATCGAAGTCAGATTATGACCCTTACCAGTTTGCCCTCAATGGGGCACTGAATGACTCCACACAACACTCCGTGGACTGTCAGATCAGGGTCAGGCTGTTTAATCAAGTTAGCAACGGAGGAATGCCGTACTCGCAACCTAGTAAAGATTGGTCCTACGATCGGATCTACAACGTGTCCGGCATCATGATGTCATTGAGGTAATTATGGATTTATTTGTAAAGTACGACCACGACGCCGAACAGGTGACACTAGGCCCCCAGGCAGGAATGGCTGGGGAGTCTGGCTGGTTGCCTTATATCGGTGAAAATCCTGCGATAGGACCAACCGATATTGCTGGCGATCGCTACATCGAGGAGCTGGGTGCTGTTGTCCGGGTTTCAGTAGGAACCCTACCTGAGCCAACATATCAACAGCAGCGAGTCCGGGCATACCCCGCCATCGGGGACCAGCTCGACCTCCTTTTTCACGACATATCAACCGGGACTCTCAACACCGACGGTGGCTTGTATCAAGCGCTGCTCGCTGTGAAAACGGAATTCCCAAAGGATTAGTATGCAATATAAAAATCAAGCTCTCGAGCTACTACAAGAGCATGAGGGGTTCCGACAATTCCCCTATGCCGACAGTCTGGGAATCCAGACCATAGGCTATGGCCGCAACCTAGAATCGAGAGGTATTTCACAACCAGAGGCTACGTATTTGCTCAGCAATGACATCGCTGACGCCGAGGAGCTTCTGCATGGCTACCCCTATTATTGGAACCTGAGCGGTGAGCGCAAGGCTGTGCTGATCGACATGATGGTGAATATGGGCCCAACCCGGCTTGCTGGGTTTAAGAGAATGCACGCAGCTCTCGAAGACCGTAATTATGAACTCGCGGCGCTCGAGATGATGGACTCAAAATGGTCCATTCAAGTTGGCCAAAGAGCCCTAACTCTGTCAGGCGTTATGCACAATGATAAAATATAAAGGATCACATTATGTGGAAAATTGTACTGAAAGCCGTCACGTCCCTTGGATCTGATTGGCTGTCAAATCGTAAGGCGAAAAGCAACGCGAAGTTGACCAAAGATCTGGCAATTATAGCAGGTGAGCGCGCAGCTGATGTCGCCAGTGCAACGGATATGGCGACCTCTCTGAAGGATGAGTTCCTCGTCATCGTTTTGACGACGCCGCTGATAGTTATTTTCTATGCTGCAGTATGGGGCAATCCGGAAATGATCAATCAGGTGACCGGAGCCTTTGAGGTCATGAGCACGCTGCCTGAGTGGTATCAATTTTGCTTCATGGGATGTGTTGCAGCAACATTCGGGCTCCGATCCGTCAAGGCTCTGGGCTCCAAACCTTAACCTTTTAAGTGGTTGAAATATGAGTGATCACTACACCTCGCTGGTGGAGAAAATTGAGAAGCAAAACGCTTACCAATTACGGAATAAACTTGAGGCCCACTACCAACTCCGTGACGCAGCCGCTGCGATCGCATCACGTCAAAAAGCTCATGAGAAGCTGCTGAAACTGATCATCGCGCTGCAGATAGCAACAGCAGGCTACACGCACGGGGGCTCTCTGGCCTCATTTATAAGAATATTATTTTAAGATTTAACCCTCGCAAGAGGGTTTTTTTTTGCAATCAGACGTCCAGCAAATCGGTCATCGATATGTATACGCTGCCAAATAATCCTGAGTATGTAACCGGGTCATAATATGCCATCAGTTTTTTGATGAATAGCGGGGGGTCCACTCGAAGCACTTTCGCATAGCCCACAAAATGATCTGGAGGGATACGCGCTGCTCCGCTTTCTATTTGTGCAATCATTGTATAGTAATTTAATTTTAGAGCCTCAGCTATGTCACGCTGTGTGAGTCCCCGGTGCTGTCGTAATGTTTTTAAAAACAAGCCGCCTTCTTTGCGTAATTGCAGCGACTCCTCAGTTCTTTTGCCTTGCTTATTCATACTAAATACCTCCAATTACTGGTGTTTATATCACTTTAATGAGTATATACAGCTACTTTAAAAATAGATAGTCGTGCAACTATAAGTAACTGCTATACATTCTAGTCTGTTGACCTATATACTGTTGCATAACCCTTCAACGCAAATGTAAATATAGGAGCATACTGGATGAATAAAAATTACGAAATAGGGGCCAATGGTTTGGCCAAAACAATGGAGTTGGTCTGGTGGCTAACCGAGCCCGGAGAATTTAAGCATGGACAATAATCAAAGGTCAGGAACTAACCTTCAACTATGTTTAGAGTTCACAACGCCCCCGGTCAACCTTAGCGTCGCACGCTTGGATCGTTATGGTATGGAAGGGGCAACAGTAATCCAGCTGCTCCACGCAGAGAGTTCAGGCTGGGTACCAGACAAAGGAGCGACCCTCGTGGTATGTAATGTCGTGAAATTATTTTAAATATGACGCGATTACTGTCTACAAAACTGTCTACAAACCTGTCTACAACTTGAAATAAAATAATCGTAAGTGCTTGATTTTGTTGAATTTGTGTAAGTGGTCGGGGATGAGGGATTCGAACCCCCGACATCCTGCTCCCAAAGCAGGCGCGCTACCAGACTGCGCTAATCCCCGATTGTCTTACCAAGCGGTCTCTCTTGCGAGCG